AGATAATATGGTATTCTATGCAGAAGTTCAAAAAGACCAAGATGGGGAATTTTATTTTTTGCACATGAATAAAGCGCAATATTTGCCCCAAGAATTTCAACAACATTAACAACCCATTAACAACAAGTTATATTTTATACGGATATTTTTGTATTCTAATTTACACAAAACATAAAACCACAAAACCATGTTAAAGATTAACAAATTAAAAGCCCAAATTATCGCGTTAAATACCCGAATTAAGACCGGTAAAGTTAAAAACGTGTATTCTATCCAAAACAAGATTAAGCAGCTTAAAAACAGTCTTAAAATTGAATTGGATAACTATAATTGGGAAAACTACCTATCTAAATAATTAAATTAATCAATTATGAAAAAATTAAAAAACGAATTGCAGAACTTAATTAACACATACGGTTATTGGAGTAAGGAAGTATTGGAATTTAATACTAAGCTACCCTATGATACAATGTGTAAGCTAAATGATATTATAACAAAATACCCATAATAATTAACCAATGAAAAATATAAAATTAAAATCTTACAACATTTGGGGGCAACAAATAAATGAAGGAGATATATATATAGATATTGAGAATGAAATATTGATAACAAATAATGGCAAAAAATTTAAAGTTATAAAAGACTATGAATTTACATATAAGATACAAAAAACGCAAATAAAAGCAAGTGGAGGAATAAATGGGCTACATGATTTTATTAATGAAATAAACACAAAAGATAGCCCTTATAATCCAGCATTAACTAATTTATTTATTAACTTATAAACTAAAATACAATGAAAAAAGAAGTAATAAAATTTTATGTATCATACTTAAATGATTATTTAACCGTTAATAGAATGGCAGAAGATTATGGTATAACAGAGGAAGAATGTATGTACCTAATTGATATGGGTAAGAAATACCATGAAGATAGTATACCAAAGATAGTAAAGCTATCCACAGTACAAGAGATTAAACAAGCAGTAAATGAAGGTAAAACAGTATATGATGGTAATGAAGCATATACGGTAATTAAAGATAAGAAAGACCAATGGTTGATTAAATGCTCAATAAATGGTTATTGTATTGGGTTACATGGCATGGAAGGTACACCAAGCGAAAACAGATTGAACGGAACAGATTTTTATTATATAAACCAATAAAACTAACTAAAATGAAAACAGAAACATTAATATTACTATTTGAAATTGATTATTTTGAAAGAAAAGAAGCCGAACTGGTTGAGAATAATAATTGCAATTCCGAACAATTAGCGGATATCGTAAATATGGCTAAAGAAAAAGCTACTACAATACTAATCTATTCCTTAACAGATTTCATGGACTTATGCAACAATCAAGAATTTCAGATAGAAAGTTATTGGGTAAGCTATGTTAATTATACAAAAACTATTTAATCAAATTAAAACCAACAACCAATGGTATCAGCTATTCTATTAAGCATTTTATTAATCTTACTCGTAGGGGCAGACCTTAGCAGCAAGGAAACTGGCTACATTAACAACAACTTTGAAGATATTAACCACGATTAAACCAATTAAACCATGACAAACGCAACACCAAAAACCACATTTTACACCAATGAATTAGCTTGTGAATTAGCCGATTTGTTTATTAAACACACCTATGAATACACTACCGAAACAATATGGGAAGATGATGGAGAAGGTGGCAGCAGATACACCGAATTTATGCAAGAACAATTTGATTTTATTTTACCAAAGATTGAAAACAAATTAAATAACATTAAATTAAATCCAGTTAATTTAGTTGTTTAATTAAATTAATTATTTACCTTTACTTTTCATAAAACCAAACAAGAACATGACAAAGAAAGAAATGCTATGTGATAATATGTACCGTATGTTTAAGGAAGATGTTATAAGATATGCGGATATGGAGGATTATATAGTTATGTGGCAATCCTTAGCTGATAAATGGGAAATACGCCTATCTGATGAGCAATGGGATGAATTTACGGAAGAGATTAATTGTGTAGCATCCAATAGACAAAGCTATTTTACTGAAATTTTTGACAAATATTTTAACCAATAAAACCAAATAAAATGACAAAGTACGAATTAGTAAAAAAGACAGAAATTAATGGAGATGTATGGTATTTCATTCGTAGGAATGGAGAACTTTCCTTAAACTCCAGTTGGACAAAGAGCCTTGAAAAGGCAGAAAAAATGCTTGAAGAACTTGAAAATGGGAAAAGAGCAGAAACTATTTTTGAAACTCTTAAAACGATTGAAATAGAGGAGGATGCCAATGATTAATTGGATAAACAACTATTTTTCAGAAAAGGAAAAGATTAAACGAGCAAAGCTCCGAGAAATAGATAATAGAATAGCCATTGAAGAAGATTATAATGAGCTTGTAAAATTAACCCGATTATATAACCGAATAAAAAATGATGAAGAAAACTAAACAAATTAGTGTATTGGAATATGCCAGTAGGGTAAACCCTGAATTTTTTAGGAAGAATAGGAAGTACCCCGATACTCCATTAACAAGACACGCTATAATGTACCGTATTAAGAACAATATGCCACTACCAGAAGTATTAAAATACAATAGGGTAGGCAAAGTACACGTTCTCACCGTAGATGCTAATTTTTAACAACATGAAACATGGAAGTTTATTTTCAGGAATAGGTGGATTTGATCTTGCAGCTGAATGGTGCGGTTGGGAAAACGTATTTCATTGTGAGTGGAATCCATTTGGACAAAAAGTATTAAAACATCATTTCCCAAAATCAATAAGTTACAATGACATTACCAAAACAGACTTCTCTATTCACAGAGGAAACATTGACATCATTACAGGAGGGTTCCCTTGCCAACCATATTCAACAGCAGGACTTAGAAAAGGGAAGGCCGATGAAAGACATCTCTTTCCTGAGATGCTTAGAGCTATTAAAGAAATACAACCCACATGGGTTATTGGCGAAAACGTTCGTGGACTTGTTAGTTGGGGGGGGGGATTGGTATTCCACGAGGTGTGCGATGACTTGGAAAGGGAAGGATATGAAGTCCAGCCGTTTATTATTCCAGCTGCAAGCGTCAACGCACCGCACAAAAGAGAAAGAATATGGTTTGTTGCCTACTCCAACAACGCAAGAACCAATGAGTCAATGCGAACTAGACGGCAATGGGAGGAGATTGACAAAGGACAAAACGGATTCACACAGCCTGAATTTAGGAAAAATGGCGGCAATGAATTTTTTACCAACCCCGATGGCGCAAGACGGGAAAAACTCAACACTTCCAACATCACAAACCAACAGGACATCATTAGTGGGTATGCTTTGCACTCCAACGGCTCAAGCGAGCAGGGGAAATACATCGGACAAGAGAGGAAAGGGAAATTTGACAGACCAAATAGCAGAGATGAATTTAACAACTTCCAAAACTTCCCAACTCAATCCCCAATTTGTAATGGAGATGATGGGATTTCCAACAGATTGGACTCTATTACCTTTCCTAAGTGGAGAAACGAATCAATAAAAGCTGGAGGAAACGCAATAGTTCCACAAGTAGCATACGAGATATTTAAAACAATTATTAAATTTAACCAATTAAACCAAATCAAATGAAAACCAACTTAGAATGGGTAATTAACTGTATTAATTCATGTGTTAATATGGAGCAATTAAAAACTTGCGAAGTAATTATTGGCCTATACAAATTCAGATTAGCCAAAGATGGCATGACTGAAACAGAGATATATGCTGAAGAAAGCCAGTTATTAAGCGCTTATTTAGATAAAGAAGCAATGTTATTAATCTAATAAAAAAAACAAAGATATGAAACCATCAGAACTACACTTCCAAGCAGCACAATGCTGCGTTAAGATTGAAATACTTAATAAAATGATTAAGGCAGCAGATAGTGTTACGTTAATCTATTTAAACGAATTGAAGGACTTAGAAATGCGCAGATATGCGGAATTATTGGATCATATTACCACACCCTTAAACTTATGGTAATGATATACTTATTAGCTATTGCCTACTTTATTACTCTTTATTATTTTGTAAAAACAATAAACAAATATGTTGATGAAGAATAATATTAAAAGCACCTTTTATTCAGCAATAAAAAAAATCAGCAATGAAAATATTTGATAAGTTTGTAACTTGTCTTGGCTGCAAGAAAATGTTTACAATCAACTATACATCAAAAGAATTTACCAAAACCACTACTTGCATGGTTTGTGGAAAAATATCTACACATATTATTAAAAAAAATATAACCAAATAACCTATGAAAACAGCAATGCAAGAATTAAGCGATAATTTAAACGCTATGCAAATAGATGGGATAATACAAATATCACCGATAGAAGAAGAAATGATTACTTATATGTTTAATAAAGCACTTGAAAAAGAAAAAGAGCAGATAAGAAATGCTTATAATGATGGATATTTTGCAGCATATAAGTATAAAGATTGGGAAGAATACTACAAACAAAACTTTAACCAAAACAAATAACCTATGACACCAAAAGAAAAAGCAAAAGAATTAGTAGATAAATTCTTTGAATATAGTTATAGAGTTAAATGGGACATTGATAAAAATAAATGGGAACATAATTTTGACCAATCTAAACAATGTGCATTAATAGCAGTAGATGAGATAATTAAAGCTAGTCCTTTAGAACCAAATGATACCCCAGAGTGGTTACAACCAGAAGATTGGTTTCCAGACTCAAATATATCTGCTGAAAAATATTGGCAAGAAGTTAAAATAGAAATAGAAAACCTATAACCAAAACCCATAACCTATGACCGCAATACAATATCTAAAACACTTGTATGCCTTACGCTATACTACTTATATTAGGCGTAATGGAAAAGGCTTTTACCTTGTTGATGGCAAAGAAATACCAGAAGCAGAATTTAAAGCTATGCACAAACTGCCAACGGTATTAAATAGAAACATGGAAAATCCCGATAAAACTAGATTGTGGTTGGGATAAATTTAAAAAACAATTATGGCTAAAACAGCAACATATGCAAGTTACACGCATATTGAAGTATACCGAAATGGCAAATTAGAAAAAAGTTTAGGCATTTACAATAAATCTAAAGCAGATAAAAGCAGAGCTATTAAAACTATGTTTAATGAAGTAACAAAGGCAGCTTACGCAAATCCACAAAATGTTTATTATATTGAATTAAAACGCTATGATGAATAAAGTATACTCACGATGCAATATGAAAAAATTAAATTGGGTTTTTCAATTAATCTTTTTCTTTTTGGTTGGGATACCAATTTTTATTTTTGTTTATGGAACAATTATAATATCCTTTGAAATAAAGGAATTATTCACTTTCATCTTCAGGAGGGGCAAGGTCAATTTGGATAACAGATAGTATCTGTAAATCTTTATATTTTTGTAACACATCTGACATAGAGATGGAATAGACCAATTTAGTCATTTT